GTGTCTCTATCCCTCCGGAAACGTCTTACGTTTGGGCAAACCCGTTTTTGTCCGTTTTGAACGATTTGGAAAAATCTTGATTGAAACCGATCTAAACCTGCCAATCTTGGGAAATGCCATTCCACGCGTTCATACACCCTTTGATCCGGATCAACCGACGCGTGGGCAAGAGCTAATAGACTTGGCGAAAGAAATTTCTGAACCTTTGTTGCCGTGGCAAGAATACGTGGCCTTAAATGCCCATAAAATCAAACCTGACGGCCGTTGGCAGTATGCCACCTGCGGTTTACTCATAGCGCGCCAAAACGGTAAAAGCCATTTAATGCGTATGCGCATTTTGGCTGGTTTAGTGCTATGGGACGAACCCTTGCAGATAGTGGCAGCTCATAAGCTACACATTGCGCTGGAACACTTTAATCAAATCATAGAAGTAATTGAAAGCAATGATTGGATAGCTCAGCAAGTAAAGAAAATCCGACGCGTCAATGGTCAGGAGGAAATCCAAATGTTGAGCGGAAACCGGCTTAGAGTAGTTGCGGCAAACTCAGCTGGTAGAGGCTTGGCGCGCTGCTCTACCGCACTAATGGACGAATTGCGTGAGTACAAGAATAACGACGGTTGGAGCGCAATTAGCAAAACACAGTTGGCAAGCCACAATCCACAATTGTGGGGCATTTCGAACGCCGGTGACGATACAAGTGTGCCATTGCTACATTTACGGGAGCGTGGCTTACAGACCGTTGCCGGAGCTGATGACAGCGTTGCATGGTTTGAATGGTCAGCTCCTCTAGGTTGCCAAATAGATGATTGGGAAGCGTTAAAACAAGCAAATCCAGCCTTAGGTCACACGATCCACCCTGACAACATTAAAGCCATGTTTAAAGAGGACGAAGCCATTTTCCGAACTGAAATCTTGTGCCAATTCTTAAACACAATGCAAAGTCCGTGGCCGCTGGACGCTTGGCAAAATTGCTCAGACCCAACATTTACCGTTGATCCTAAAAAACAAGTATTTGCGGCCTTTGACGTCACGCCGCGCAGAAATCATGCTGCATTGGTTTTAGGTCAAATGCTAGAGGACGGCAGAATTGGCCTTAGCCTTGTGCAGACGTGGGAAACTGAAACAAGCCTAGATGATTTAAACCTTGCAAATGACATTGCAGGTTGGGTGCGTAAATTTGAAATAACGGAAGTGGCTTACAGTAAAAACACGGCGGCCAACGTGGCTGCCCGATTACAAGCTGCTGGAATTGTGACCAAAGACGTTGACGGCCGTTTATTTGCTCAAAGCTGTGATGAACTCTTATCGGCTATGACAAACAAAAGAATTGCCCATGCTGACCAATCTGAATTTAATAAACACATTGTTAGTTCAGCCCGAATTCCGTTTGCGGGGGGTGACGGTTGGGTTATTGGTCGCCGCGCGTCTAATGCCGTGGTCACGGGTAGCGTGGCAGCTGCAATGGTTGTTCACCTTGCCAGCAAACAATTGGCAGAAATTGACATTTACGTTGCGTAGTGGCGTGACAAAAATTACATTGGTGTAATACAATGACAGACTTATGGGAATACGCGACAGTTTCAAATTACTAACCGCAGCTGATCTTTTGACGGCACAACAAAACGCCGATCTTGTGACCGCTAGTTTGTCGCCGGTTTGGTCGCCGGAAAGTCTTTACAATTACGCAACTACAACTCCGATTGTCACGCGCGAAGCAAGTATGTCTGTCCCAAGCGTTGCACGCGCAAGAAATCTTATTTGCGGCACGGCAGCTGGTATGGAACGAATTGTGCGCGATAAGCGCACCGGCGCACGCATTGAACCCCAACCACTAATTTTCAATCAACCTGACCGACGTGTTGCCGGTTCAATTACTTACGCATGGACATTAGAGGATTTGCTATTTTTTGGAAAATCTTTTTGGCGCGTAAAAAGTTTGTACGCCGAAACTAACCGAATTAAAGAAGTTGAGCGAATTCAACCTGAACGTGTAGATACAAAGTTAAATGCGCTAGGCACAGAAATTATTGAATACCGCGTTGACGGCAAAACCGTCCCAACAGCTGGTGTTGGCAGCCTTGTCACATTTTGGTCATACAATGAAGGTTTACTTGCAGTTGCCGGTCGCACAATTTTGTCTGCAATTGAATTGGAAAAGACTGCATTGAATTATGCGCGTGAACCAATGCCACAAGTGACTTTAAAGAGCAATGGTTCAATCTTGCCAAAAGAAAGAATACAAGCATTGCTTGACGCTTGGGCTGCCAGCAGAAAAGCGCGTGCCACGGCGTTTTTAAACGCAGACATTTCTTTTGAACAGTTAGGCTTTGACCCTGAACGTTTGCAGTTAAATACAGCCCGACAATACATTGCCCTAGAGATTGCTAGAGCTGCAAACGTCCCTGCCTATTATTTGTCAGCTGAAACATTAAGCAGCAATTTGACTTATTCCAATACTATTCAGGAAAGGCGGGCTTTGATTGATTTCTCTTTAGCTCCGCTGATCCACGCAATTGAGGAACGTCTTAGCATGCCTGATTTTTGCCCTAGTGGTCAGGTTGTTAAATTTGATTTGGACACATTCTTGCGCGGTGACATTGAAACCCGCGTTAAGACCTATGAAACTTTGGTTGGCATTGGCGCAATGACGCCGGATGAAGTAAGACAGCAAGAGGAGTTTTTATCATGAAAATTGAGTTTCCGTTTGAGATTACGGCAGCTGATACTGAAACCCGAATTATTGAAGGCCGCGTTGTGGCATTTAATGAGACAGGAAACACGTCAGCCGGTTTAACGCAATTTGCAGAAAACAGCATTGACTTTGCCCCCGTGAAGCTTTTGCTAGAGCATGACAAAACAAGACCAATTGGGAAAAGCATAAGTTTTGAACACGTTGACGGCGCGGTAATTGGAAAATTTAAATTAGCCAACACAACAGCAGCGTCAGACGCATTGGAGGAAGCCGCCACCGGATTACGCAGCGCGTTCAGCGTTGGCGTTATGGTTGACGCATGGGACGTAAAAGACAATGTCAATGTTGTCACGGCGTCAAAGTTAGTTGAAGTTTCGCTGGTGACCGATCCAGCGATTAAATCAGCAACCGTTCAACGTGTTGCTGCTAGTGAACAAGAAACCAAAGAGGAAGGTTCAACAATGACCAATCCAGAGGTTGAGGAAGTAAAGACCGACGTTGAAGTTGAGGTTGAAGCTTCCGAAGCACCTGCCGTGGCAGCTCAGCCTGTCACCTACACCAAGCCGCGTTTGAATTTCAATAAGGTTGATTACCTTGTAAACTCAATCAAGGCCGCAGCCTACAATGACGCAGAAGCCCGAAATTACGTCACCGCAGCTGATGACAACACCACAAACAATGCTGGTTTAATTCCAACACCACAGCTTGGCGAAGTAATTAACCCACTTTCCACAAGCAACCGTGCATTTATTGACGCCATTTCACGCGGCACACTACCTGCTGCTGGTATGACCTTTGAAATTCCAAAGCTAACCGTTGTCCCAACTGTGGACGAAGTTGCAGAGGAAGATCCAACACCTGAGACCGGAATGGAAAATGAATTTTTATCTGTACCGGTGCGCAAGTTCTCAGGAGGACAGACTTTTTCATTAGAGCTGCTTGACAGAAGTTCGCCCGAATTTTTGTCGGAATTGGTCAGGCAGATGGAATTGGCGTACGAATTGGCTACTGAAAAATACGTTATGGAAACCATTGCAAACAACGGCATACTAGCTGCAACCGGACAAGCAAACAGCGCAACAGGATTGCTTGGCTACGTTTCAGAAGCCGCTGCAAGCGTTTATGACAATTCACTAGGCTTTGCCCGATCACTTGTTGTTTCAACAAAGCAATGGGCAAACATTATGGGATACAATGACGCTGGACGTCCGATTTACAATGCAATTGCTCCGTCTAACGCAGCTGGTGTTGTGACCCCACAGAGCTTGCGCGGAAACGTTGCCGGCCTTGATCTTTACGTCACCCGTCAAGCAATTGGCTCAGGAAGCCCGCTTGATCAAACTGCCGATTATTCAATGGTAATTCTCAACCCTGAGGCTTACACATGGTATGAAAGCCCACGACTACGCCTACAAACAACCCTTGTTGGCACAGGTCAGATCGAAACCATTTATTACGGCTATGGCGCATGTGCACCGAAAATTGGTGCTGGTGCTGTCTGGTTTAATAAGCAGTAATAACTAAGCCGGTGGCCGCCGGTGTTCCTCCCGTGCTGGCGGCCGCCACCCCCGCAGAAAGGAAACGTCAATGCCAACAATTGTGACCGCGTCAGAGTTTCGCGCTACGCTTGGCGTTTCTCAATCACTTTACAGCGACGCATTTTTAAATGACATTTTAGACGCAGCTGAAAACGCCATTTTGCCAATGCTGGTTAAGTATGAACAAGCCGTTTACGGTTGGGAGCGCGGCGGCGACATTACAACAATTTATTTAAATACAAGCAACCTTTTTGGCAAAGATCAAACAGTTGCTATTACCGGTGTTGACGCCACGGTTAACGGGACTTACACAATTGTTGAGCGATACAATGACCGTTTTACAATTGCAGACACCGGCACAGACACACCATTTAGGCGCGTTATTCCGTCCGGTAAAGTGTCAAGTGGCACGTTCAATTATGTGGGCAACGCAAACGTCGAAAACGCCATTATTGTTGTGGCCACAGAAATTTTTCAAAGCCGGTTTAGCTCCGGCGGCAGCATAGAAGGTTTAGATTTACAGACTACAACTTACCGAATTGGGATCGGCTTGTTGTCACGCGTAAAAGGTATTTTAGGGGCATACCTTGACGAAGGGGCAATGATAGGCTAATGGCTGACATTAAGGATTTGCGGGACGCATTAAAAAATGCTTTGTCCGGCTCATTTAGTGTTTACAATTCAATCCCTGAAATAATAACCCCACCATGCGTTGTTTTACAAGCTGACAATCCTTACCTTGACCCAAGCTACATTGGTTCAACAGTAAGGCTAAACGTGCGTCTAACGGCCGTTATTTTTGTTAGCATGTTAGACAACGAAAGCGCACAAGACAACATTGAAAAGGCATTGGTGCAGATTTATCAAACCGTGCCGTCCAACTGGATTGTTGGCGAAGCCTCACGGCCTAGTCCAATCGTTGCAGGATCGTCTGAATTTTTAGCAGCTGAGATAAGCTTAACGTCCGTGTTCACGGCGTAAGGAAGGAAAAAGAAATGCCAACAACAATCATAACTGGCCGTGACGTGACTTTCACGATAGGCGGCAACAACTTTGACGCACAAACCACTAGCGCAATGCTAATGGGTGAAATGGATCGTCAAACCTACCAAACCTTAGACGGCAAAGCATTTAAGGTGGTCGATGACAATTTCACTTTTGAAATCGAAATGCTATCCGATTGGGGTGCAACGGGTTCATTGTGTGAAATTCTTTGGGGTGTAGCTGAGGCCTCACCAAACACCGGAATTAACACAGTTTTCACAGCTGCCAGCGGTGCGGTTTTCACATTTCAAATTTTGCCAGCATGGCCGTCAGCTGGTGGAGCTGGTACAGACGCACAAACCACAAGCTTTTCGTTTCAGGTGATTGGCGTGCCAGCAGAGAGCTTCAGTTAAATCAACTGACAAGATAACGGGAGGACAACATGTTTGAACAAACATTTAAAATTGAATACAAGAGCGGTGCAATAGATCATTGTGTTGCCGGCCTATCGGAATACATTGCCGTTGAAAAAGAATTTGGCAAACCGATTGGTTCAGACACCGGAATCACAACAATGGCGTTCATGGCTTACTCAGCAGCAAAAAGTGCCGCTATTGAGGCTAATCCAAAGAAACCATTTTTGCCGTTTGACGCATGGCATAAAACGGTCAAGTCCGTTGAAGTCATGGCACGGGAGGAAATAAACCCCACCGAACCCGTTCAATCCGAAGGCTAATTGTAGAGCTGGCGATTGCAACGGGTATTCCAATGCAGTATTGGACAGACGCGGGTGACATTGAAACCGCGCTGGAAATACTAGAGAGGCAAAGACGTGGCTAATGGCATTAAGGTTAGGGTGCAACTTGATGATGACGTGCGCCAAACCCTTAATGCTTTTTCTAGGCTACAACGTGAAACTGATGACACAAATGTTAATTCAGCTTTGCGTCAAGCAACAAAACAAATAACCCAAGAGCTGGCAACAGAAATAAAACGTGCGGCTTACGTATCACCATACAGCCCAGCACAAGCAGCTAAAGTGGCAACCACCGTTAAAGTCTTGTCAGACCGTATTCCAAAAATTGGCATAGGTAAAGGCCGCGCACGTATTTTTAGCGGTGGCGGCAAAGCCGGTGACGTTGTCTTTGGATCGGAATTTGGTGCAATACCTAATGGCATTGGCAATGCGGGCATGCGCAATGGTGGCCGGCGTTTTCCACCTAAGTCACCACGAAGCGGCCGCGGTAATAGCGGTTATTGGATTTTTCCGACAATTAAGGCAAATGAAAAATACATTCGTGACCAATGGTTTAAAATGACGGACGTGTTATTGAAAACATTTAGTAAGGACATTTAGCAATGGCAATTATTGGCGGCGGTGAACGCGATTTAACAATTCGGCTTTTTGCTAATGTTGACGATTTCAAGCGCAACATGAAATCAGCTGAAAAAGACACAGATGATTTTGGCAGCAAAGTATTTGACAGTCTAGGCAAAGTTGGTTTGGCCGTGGCTGCGGCCGGAGCTGCCGTTGGATCGTTTGCCATTAAATTAGGTGTTGACAGCGTCAAGGCTGCAATTGAAGCTAATAAACAGCAAGAGCGTTTGGCCGCTTTGTTGCGCAATACTGGTGCGGCAACTGAAAATCAAATTCAATTATTAAACGCTCAAGCTCAATCATTGTCACAAGTTGGCGTTGCCACTAAAGAAAATGTTTTAATAACACAATCTCAATTGGCTACATTCGATTTAATGGGCGGCACAATAGCCAAATTAACGCCAGCCATTATTGACTACGTCATAGCTGAAAAAGGCGCAACCGCCAGCACAGATGATTTTAAGAGCATGACAAACGGTTTGGCGCAAGCGTTAAACGGCAATTTTGCCAGCTTGACCGCCACCGGTTTTGTGCTTGACGAAAACACAAAAAAGTTAATTAAAACTGGCACAGAGACCGAACGCGCAGCAGCTCTTGTTGAAGTCTTAAATAGCACCTACAGAGGTTTTAATGAAACAGCCGGACAAACGGCTGAAGGTCAATTAATCATGTTGCAAAATGCGTTTAATGACACTACTGAGGCAATTGGCCAAGCATTGTTGCCAACACTTTTGTTATTAGTTGAAGCCTTTAAAGACCACGTATTGCCAAAAATAATTACTTTTATTGACTTTGTTGTAGATGTTGCTATTCCAGCTATTGAACGTTTTTTTGTTGACGCTATTGAACGTTTAACTGACGCATGGGGTGGCTTAGATGACGCGCTAAAAGATACCAATAAACGATTGCCTGAAACTGGAGCTGGCATTGGTTTGGTTGGAAAAATTGCTGGTGAAATTGCATTATCCATTCCCAAAGGCATTGTGTTTGCTTTAGAGTTATTGGGCAAGGCTTTAGAGTTTGTTGTCAGAATTATTGCAGCTGCGGTTTTAGCCTTTAGACGTGATTACGTTGGCGCAATGGAAGTTTTAACTGGCAAAACAAATGAAGCTACAGAAGCCACAGCACGAATGCATTTAGAATTTCAGCGTTTAAACACTCAAGCAAAAACTGCGTCTATTGGGCTTGCCGACGCTTATCGTTCAATGACTTATTACAACACAAGCGTGACGTCAAGTAAGACGGAGCAAAAAGATTTGAATGATTTAATTGAACAATTTAAAAACATTCAATATGAGAACACATTACAAACAGACAAAGCCACCGAAGCAAACAAACGTTTGGCAGCGTCAAAAGATTTGGTCAGCCGTTCAACGGCACAATTGACAGCAATGGAAAAAGAATTAAATGCTTTGCGTGCCGGCGGTGCAATACCGTCTGCAATTAGGCCTGATCTCAAGAATTTCTACCGATCCGAACTTAGCCTAATTAGCGGGTTTGGTGGATTTATTGAGGGGATTAATTTAAAACCTGATGATCCATTTTACGGTTTTGGCAAGGGTGGCAATGTAAGCCAAGCATTACAACAATTGCAAGGCGGCAGCTCTAGTGCTACTGGTGGCACGGTCAACATTAACATTAACGGCACGGTGCTTGATCCGGAAGGCACAGCCCGTGCGGTACAGCAAATTGTTCAACAATCCGGCGGCCGCGCTGGTTTCTTAAATCTACAACCTGCATTGGTAACAGAATAATGCCGTATGTTATTAATCCCGTGGTTACAATCAATGACGTTGATTACACAAGTGACACAATAAATGGTTTAACGGCAACAGCTGGCAGGACAATTGTTGATGAGCAGCCACGTGCTGGTTATTGCAATGTAAGAATTATTGAATTTGACGCTAACGCCAATAACATTGAAATACACCAAGAAATTCAAATTAGAGTTGATGACAGTAACGGCAACGACGTCATTTTGTGGACGGGATACGTTTCTGACGTGACCCGATCCATTCAACAATTTGGCCAAACAGGTTATGTTACACAAGTGAACGTGACTGGTGTTGGGACACTAGGCAAATTGAATAGGCGTTTAGCTGGCGGTAGCGGTTATTCGAAAGAGTTTGACGGGGATCGCATTGCAGCAATTTTATTAGAAACTGCCGGTGAAACATGGGCTGACGTAAATCCAACTTTGACTTGGGCAAACGTTGATCCATTATTGACTTGGGCAGATTATGACATTTTAATTGGCACAATTGACACCCCTGGTGATTTTGAATTACAGGCTTATGCTGGTGGACAAACAAACGGTTTAACTTTGGCACAAACAATGGCAAATAGCGGTTTGGGTTTACTTTATGAAAACAATCTTGGTCAAATAAATTATGACAGTTTTTCAGCACGATTGGATCGTGTTGCTACAAATGGATTTTTAAATTTAGACGCTGACGCAATTTTAGCAGCTGGCTTGACAAGCACCAGCCGTTTGAACGATTTAATAAACACCGTTACAGTTTCTTACAAAAACAACCAAACTGAAAGCGGAAGCGACACAACGTCAATTGCAGTTTATGGCGAATACATGTCAGCTATTGTTACAGAATTAGAACACACGGCGGACGCAACTCAACGGGTAAATTATTACTTAGACACCCGCGCATTTCCCCGCACAAGCATTACGGGGGTCAATTTAGTGCTAAGCACAGATACCATTGCCGACGCACTAAGGGACGATTTGTTAGGCCTTTATGTGGGTTTACCCGTGTCAATTGACACTTTACCCACTAACATTTACGCAGCACCCTTTACCGGATTTGTTGAGGGTTACACATGGCAGCTTAACCGCAACGAATTATTTTTAAGTTTGAACGTGTCGGATTATGCGCTAAGTCAACTTGAAATGAACTGGTTGCAAGTCCCTGCGTCAGAAACATGGAATACTATTACCCCAACGTTAGATTGGGCAAATGCTAGGAGCGTGATTTAATGGCGACGACGCCAAACTACGGGTGGGTCACTCCCGCGCCGTCAAATTTTGTAACGAATTTACCGGCTGATTTTGAAACGTTTGCTGACGCAGTTGACGCAGATTTAGCTGGTTTATTAGGTGGCACAACAGGACAAGTATTAAAGAAAACCAGCAATGCGGATCATGCGTTTGTTTTTGGTGTTGATCCGGTTTCCGATCTTGTCACAACTAAAGGTGATATTGTTGCCGCTACCGCAGCTGATACTTTGGCAAGAGTGGCCGTTGGCACAAATGGGCAATACCTATCAGCCGATAGCACAGCAAGTGCTGGCGTCAAATGGGTGACACCTTCAGCTGCAACAAAATCTTACACATTATTAAATAGCGGCAACACCACATTAACCGGCGGAGTTTCAACAAAAACATTTACAGGAATTAGCACCATTGATGATTTGATGATTTTAATCCGTGGCGTAACAACCACAAATTCAGGTTCACAAATAGAATGGCAGTTAAACTCCGATACTGGTAGCAATTACACTCAATTAGGTATGGAAATAAGCGCACCTTCTACTTATGCAATCACATTTTTAAACAGCATGAATAGATTTGACCAAACTTCCGTAAGATTGGGCACAACTTCAAGCAACACAGGCAGCACACTAAATGGCGGTATTAGAATTTTTGCCGGTCAATCAACTACTAATTTAAAATTATGGCAAGCGCAAGGTGCTGCCGACAGTAACACCGGAAATGCCCACAGAGGCAACTCAACCTATGGCTACTACAAAGGCACGTCAGCCATAAGTTCATTCACCATTTTTACAAGCAATAATTTCACCGCTGGTGACGTATACATTTATGGAGCAGCATAATGCTAAAAAAGGAAACAGTTAATTTAGAAACTGGCGAAAGCATAATTGAAAATTTGTCGGCTGACGAATTAAAAATTGCAGCAGAAATGGAAAATTTAAGATTGGCTGCAATTGAGGAAGCGACACGCAAGGAAGCAGAGCGTCTCAAAGTTTTAGAAAAACTTGGGTTAACTCTTGACGAAGCTAAGGCCTTGTTCGGCTAATGACTTTTCCCGTCCCAAACGGCCGCGTTAGCCAGCCTTACAAGAAAGAAAACAGCCGCTACCGGTTGGGCTATCACACCGGCATTGACATTGCTGCACCACGGGGCAGCGACGTTTTAGCAGCTGTAAGCGGGCGTGTCATTTACGTTGGTCAGCGTGCGCCGTGGGGCACGGCTTATGGCAAATGCGTGATTGTCAAACACAGAGACAATAGCCAAGCTATTTATGCGCATTTGGACAAAACGCTGGTGGTTATGAACCAACCAATTGAAACCGGTGACCGCATTGGGAAGGTTGGCAGCACGGGCAACAGCACCGCGCCACACTTGCATTTTGAAGTCCGCCAATGGGATTATAAATATGGTGATGACGTTGATCCAACGCCATACATTGTTGACGGTGAACCCGACATTACGCCAAAAGAGACAAAAGAGTTGCTAGGGTTAGACAAGCCTAAAAAGGCAACGGCTAAAAAGGCGGTCAAAAAAAATGCAAAACCCAACCCAAACAATTGACGCGTTAATTCAACTAATTGCACAAGGCCAAGATACAAACGGAGCTGTAGCAAGCGGATACGTTTTAGCCATTGAATTTTTTGACGTTGACGGTGTTTACTGGATTACAACCCTTACAGATGACCAAAAGCCCGTGTGGCAACATAAGGCAATTTTGAATGAAGCTTTAGACTATTTGTCGGAAACACAAGCTGAGGTAGAATTAACTGATGATGACGACGAATAAGCGAAAAGAATTAGCACAACAATTTGGTTTGGCCTTGACGGCATTTACGGCTGCATGGACAGCCACCGGTTATGATGAACGTCCGGCTGCCATTCTAGGATCGTTAATTGCCGCACTAGCAGGATTTATGAAACCGTCAACAGGTAATTTGAGAGAAGCAGACAGCAAAAATGTATCTTGATAGCACACTTGTTGCCGCCATTCTTTCAATTTTGTCGATCATTGCCGGTTCACTTTTGAATTTAACCATTACCGTTTACAAGCTAAAGAGCCACGTTTTACCCCACAACGCCGGAAGCGTGTCAGACAAGCTCCAAGACATTTCAGAACGCTTAGCGGTGTTGGAGGCCAAGCTAGGGGAGCGCTGATTACCCGCTACGTCATTTTGAGTGACATTCAGCTGCCGTTTGAACACAAACGGGCGGTCAAAGCACTAATTGACTACGTTAAGAAAACAAAACCGGACGGCTTGTTATGCGTAGGCGACGAAATGGATCAACCAATGGTTGGGCGTTGGGTGTCCGGCGGGCGCGGTGAGTTCAGCCCTAATTTAAAACGCGACATTGACTTGACACGTGAGCTATTAACAGCATTTAGAAATGCGCTTGGCAAAGACAAGCCATTTTTTGTTGCTAGGTCAAACCACACAGACCGGCTTGAAAAATACATTGAATTAAAAGCACCGGCGTTAAGCAGTTTGGGTTTGGAGTATCACAAGCTGGTTGGCATGCCGGAATTGGGAATTACCTTTAACAAGAAAATTACCAAGATTGCACCCAATACGATCATGGCGCATGGGGACGAATACAAGCTAAGCCAAGTTGCTGGACAGACCGCATTGAAACTTATGGAAATGACCGGCCACAACACAATCATTGGCCATACGCACAGACAAGGCATTGTTTACCGCTCAGAAGGCTTTGGAGGCCATTCTAAGCCACTTTTTGGCATGGAGGTAGGTCATCTTATGGACATGAGCAAAGCCCGTTATTTGCGGCCTTTAGGGGCAGCAAACTGGCAATTGGGTTTTGGTGAAATAGAGTTTGACAATAAAAACGTCCGGCCAAGCCTTGTGCCTATGAACGCCGACGGTTCATTTATGGTTAACGGCAAGATTTACTCATAACACGCCGATTTATTTAAAATGCAATTGAAATGCTTTTGAAATAATGCTACGGTTTTGCCATGCACGCGGGGTGCATTAACCAACGGGAGGTTATTTTGGCCACGGAATGGCTGATTTACTTTGATGATGAACTTAAGGTTTATCGTTTTGTTATGAAAAACAATGACCAAGCAGAAAGAGCTGCACGCGCTAGCGTTATTCGCAAGTGGGCAATTGCTAATGGTCACCCTGATTTGGCTGGCCGTAAAGGGCGGCTGCCAAACACAGTTGTTCACAGTTATTTTTTGCTAGGAGGAAGCAATGAATGAAAAAGTGGTGGCCGCTTTTGGCCAAGACATTGACCGGATCATTGAGTTTTTGGAAGTGCAGCGCAAACAGCACACGGTTATGTTTGACGGTCTGACGCACCTAATTAGCTTGTTTGGTGCTTACAAAAATGCAACAGAGGAGGGCAACAATGTTGACACCAATTGAAATGTTAACGGTGGTGTTTTACGTTTTGTTAATGCTTGGCATGTATGCCGCCGGCTATTACAGCGGTCGCAGGGACGCCAAAGAAGCAATCCGCTACGCACGCAGCATTGTGCGGCAACAGCAAAAACTAGATTGAACGGCTACGGGAGGCCAAAATGAATTTCAATTTAAATGATTACGAAACAGTAGAAACACGGATTAACCGATTTTGGGAAATGTATCCGGAAGGCCGGTTAATTACAGAGCTAGTGCATTTTGACAGCATGACATTCATAGTAAAGGCAAGTGCCTACACAGACAGAAATGACCCTGTGCCGGCAGCTGTGGATTACGCGCATGAAGTTGTTGGCAGTTCGCCGGTCAACAAAAACTTTGCGTTAGAGAACTGTGTCACAAGTAGTCTTGGAAGAGTTTGCTCAACGCTAGGAATAGGTTCAAAAGGTCAGCGGCCAAGTCGTGAGGAAATGGCCAAAGTTATTGAAATGAAAAAAGTTAAAGAGGCAAATCCGTTGGAATGGGGGGTTAAAGAGGAAGTCCCATTGCCACCTGAACCGTCATTTGATCCATTTCAGGAATGGCCAGCTGATAAACCGGCGGTCATAACTGAGCCCAATTTTCACAAGATAAGCGGCAAACAATACGGATTTATGGGTGGTTTATTTCGTAAAGCCGGTGAACAATTTAATGACTTGGAATGGCACACCGAAAAAAAACAAATTGAATACATTGAAAGCGTTTTAGGTCGGCCAGCAAGGCCAAACGATTTAACCAGCAAAGAAGCTAGTGCGATTATCAAACGCCTACAAAAGGATTTGGGGGTTGAGAAATGACCGAAGGCTTTGATTACAAAAAACATGACATTTGCCCTGCATGTAATGGGGCAGGTGAAATTGAATTTGATGACGGTTATGACGAAAACGGCATGATTACTGGCACGTATTTCATTAAATGCTACCGGTGCAAAGTCAACGTTGGCCGGTATCAGCAGCCATTGGACGTTATGGCAGAGCTAGGCAAGGACATTTACCACCAAGCAGAGCCGGAGGAGTAAAACATGGGCGAACCGATCCGCCAAACCTTTGCTGACGCCCGCCGTGAGCGATTGGTAGCAAGAGCTATTGAAAAGCAAATTCCACGATACATTTTGAGCCAAACACCGCCATTTCACCCAACTGACTTTCACATGTCTTGGATAGATGAAAAAGCCAATTTGTGTTACATGGGTGATTTGGAAATTAAGTGGTTTAAGCACAGCAGCAACGAAAAAGCCGTATTTAACTTTAACAAGCTGCAAAACATTATGTTGCTACCACCTAGAAAAGAGCCAATCCACAAGATTTGCTTTCGGTATGACGACGGTTTGCTAATCATTCCGGCTGAATTGCTGGCTGATCAAAAGCCTTATTGGTTTACAAGACGGGATACCCAAGAGCGTGATTTGGTTGTGGTAGTTGATAAATCAGAGCTAATGACGTCTAATAGATCACGTTGGCTTGACGTAATAGTTAACGAAAGGAGCTATTAATGTCTGAGAGACACATTCTACGTTGCACCTGCGGTGCATGGCGACACGCCAAACTTACATGTTCAACTTGTCAACACTTGACAACGCGTTATGCTAACGCTCCGACGCAGCGGGGCAGCGCGGAAGCCCAAGCGGGGGCGGGAAGGCAAGCCCCTACGCATTGGAAAAAGGCTTAATCTTGACGCCTTTACTAAATTTGTGGATAACTACCTTATTCGTGCTTAATCCAATTTCAACGCCTGTGGATAATTCTACCCAAACTGTTGATGAACGTATTGAACGTATCATTACAGCTGATAGATCACGGAGTGAAGCGACGTGTGCATTAAAGATTGCATGGAGGGAAAGCAGATACCAATTACATGTCAGAAATTCCACCAGCGGTGCATACGGAGTGTTTCAGCTAATGCAAGTGGATAAGCGTTTGAGTTTGCAAAAACAAATAGACCGTGCCACCAAATACGTGGTACACAGGTATGGTGGTCAGGATCACAGCGCAGCTTGGTGCAAGGCGTGGTCGCAATGGCAAGCCAAAGGTTGGTATTAACAGGCAATGCAAGGTTCAACAAAGCGTTGGCGTCAGCTGCGTCTAAGAGTATTAAATAGGGACGGTTGGACATGTGCGTATTGTGGTGGGGAAGCAACGCATGTTGACCATGTGACACCCACAAGCAAAGGCGGTGCTGTCTATGATGAGAGCAACTTGGTTGCTGCGTGCAGGACATGTAATTTGAGAAAAGGAGCAAAAACAAATTTCAGTTTTTTTAAGGCCGCCAACAC